CTGGAGGGTCGTCCGCTTACGCAATCAAGCTAAACCCAGCGGCAGGGAGCAACTACCGACACACAATCTCCGGGTGCAACATCTACGGATATCTGCTCGGAGTGTATCTAAATAACACGAGCTATGTCTCAATCATTGGAAACACGATTGAGGCCACAGACTATCCTATCCGCGGAGAGGGAACCAGCGACTATGTCAGGGTCAGCGGAAACTCTGTCCATGGCAAGGCAACGGCGACGACCGATACTGGACTTATCAGCTTCGGCACCCTTCAGTATTCGACGATATATGGCAACTTCCTGTCTGTCGGAGGAAGGAATAGGGAATCAATCAGGGTCTGGAACGCTATCCGTGTATTGTTCGCGAACAACAGTTGCGTGTTGAACGCAGATACCTATGACAACATCTGGATCGCCTTCGGAGACACCTGCATGTTCTCCGGGAACATCATCGACGAAGGGCGTTATGGCATCAACTACGATGCCGCCACGGTTGGAAACGCTCACGGCAACGATATCTTCGACCAGGCAACCGGAGCCACAAACGGAGCCGGTTTGACTGTCACCGATGCTCTGTGAAAGGACTTGGATCATGCTTCGACTCATCGCTACCTTGGCATTCCTTCTTCCGCACCTTGCGCTCGCGGCAGGCGAGCCAGGCAAGCGTTACGTCATGGACCTCGGCACGCTGCTCGATGCGAAGGCGCTCAATGGAGCGGCGGCGACGCGCACCTTCACGGTCGGGCCCAGGGAGAACAACATCGACATCTTGGGCTATGACGAGATCGTGCTCGAGCACTATTTCGACTATACGGCCACGGCTGGGACCATCACGACCACGTGCAAGGTCGGGCGCACGGTGGCGACGGCCGCGTTCTCGCCGACGACTTGCACCACGGCCACCGGGACCTGCACCGTGAACATGGGCGGCGTCTTCGTCACGGCGAGCCTCTCGGCCGATACGAAGTGGGTCGTGAGGATGCGAATCGAGGGATACGCTGCTCTATCGTGCGTGGTGGCGCACGGGGGCTCGCCTGGCGCGACGGACAAGATCACTGTGACCGGCTATCTGCTCGGGCACTGAGAAGGAGAAGGAGACTGACATGTTGCGAAAGCTCGGGATTGCTATCGCGGTGCTTGGCGCCGCCCTGGTCTTGGCGGTCTGCCTGCGCGCAATCGCCGAGCCGATGCCTCAACTCTACCCTGACGCCGAGGAGTTCCTGACCGCTGGCGGCCTCTCTGGCGACCTCAAGATGCTCGGGTTCGACCTCTACCTTGACGCGGACTCGGACTCGCGCTGGGAGAACGGGACAGACGACCAGACCGCGCTCTACCTCAACGCGGCCGGCCCGCAGTGCCTCATCACGACCGCGGCGGCGACGTGGGCCGTTCAGGCCATCTTCTCTGGCGTGACGGCCGACATCACGACCGCGACAAACGAGCACCTGCAGCTCGCACCGAACGGAACCGGCGACATCATCCTCGGGACGGACGCGGACTCGTTTGTGGTGACGAACACCAACGAGGACCTCACGATTGACCCGAACGGCTCAGGCGACGTCATCGCCTCGCTCGACAGCGGAGCAGGGAGCTATCTCGAGCTGCAGTCCACGGCCACGGGAGTCACAGGCCCAACGATGATTTTCCGCTACGCGGACGGAACGCCTACGGCCGATGATGGAATCGGTGGCGTGCAATACTACTCCACCGACAGCGCCGCGAACGCGCAGCACTACGGCTCCCAATTCGGCGTCTTGGTTGACCCGACATCCACGAGCGAGGACTTCCGCCTCGACACGTGGGCCTACATCGGAGGAGCCGAGAAGAAGGTGCAAGAGCTCGGCATGACCACGCAGGGGGCTGGTATGAGCCTCCCCTTGGCCGACGACGGCGCTCTCGGGCCGACCCTCGGCTTCGCGCACAACTCGGCGTCTCCACTAGCTGCGGACGTGCTCGGGCGCGTCATCTTCGCAGGCAAGGACTCGGGTGCCGCCGACCAGGAATTCGTGCGACTCGAGGCAATCAACGTGGACCCGACCGCAGCAGGCGAAGACGGGCGAATCGACATCAAGCCCTTCGTCGGCGGTTCGCAGCTCACCGTTGCTTCGGTCGGCGCCGTCCCCAACTACGCTGGGACCCTCGTCGCAGGAGTAGCTGGCCAGAACGGCGAGTACGTCACCAACACGGCAGACGGCGACATTTGCTTCGGGGGGAATGGGGGGACGAACCCGGAAGAGGTTTGCTTCGATCTAGACTTCGAGGCAAACGTAATAGCAATGAAAAGTGGTACGTCTGGAACCAACGTGTTCGCATTCAATACCAACATCAGACAGGCGGATAATTATTCGATCGCCTTTGGGACGGCGGGCTATTCGGGATCACCATATCTATTCAACAATTCAGTACCAGCGCTCAAGAACGTGTTCACCCTTGGGCTCAATGGATCGTCGAGCAATTCTAGAACATTTCTCATAGCAGATGGTGCTGCAAACGGAGTTGACTTTGGTATACCAGATCAAACAACGCCAACCCTTGTGATGCAATGGGGTCCTTGCGCGACTCCCACCGCTTGTACCGCCGACGAGAAGCTCAAACGCTTCTACCTCCAGCACGACGCCACCGGCGGGAAGATTGCGGTGGACGCGGGCACGATCCACGCGGACCTGCCTACACTGACGGCCGCACAAACTGCCGACGCGGCGTTGATTGTGAATCAGACTTTGAATGATCCCACAGCGGCAGATCCTACTATGTACTATCAAGGCATAAAGATGAATTTGACGGACACCAGTCACACCCATTGGGGTGGTGGTGTATATGGGTATAGTCTATACAAGAACGGAGCCAAGTATTTCTCTGTGGACTACAATGGGGCAGTGGTGGCTTATGGGGGGCTTCAAACCACAGCAGGGAGCGTGCTGATCGGTTCGACTGCAGGTAGCGGGCTGAAACTAAACACCACTGCAAGCCAACAGGCGTTGATCAGCACCGATATCTCGGGTGGTGGATCTGACCATAACTTGGTTTACGGCACATATGCCTATTCGGGGCGTGACTATGATCATGTCCAGCAGACCAACCCCACTCTATGGATCCATTCCGCAGTAGACCCCGATACTGACAACACCCAATGGCTATCTCTTGCCCACGACCAGACTGACGGCGTCATCACAACCGGCAAGGGCGACTTGGTGCTGAGCCCGGCAACTTCAGTGGTGGCTATCAGCGGTACTACCAATGCCTATCCAGCTTGGAAGCGCAACGCCGCAAACATGGAAGCCCGGCTCGCAGATGACAGTGCTTCGACCGGGGTTATTGCCTCGGGCTACTCAGCGAATGGGGCCAGCGCCTTCTATGCTCTCGACTGTGGCACTACCTGCGAATCCGGGGCTATCAGTCTTGTTGCCGACAACACTACGACACCACAAGAGACGACCATCCAAACCATCCATGGTGGAGATCCTTACCTGCGCATCTCCGCACCCAACGATGCCGGCGCGGCGACAGCAACGCTCGACATCCACGACACGGTGATCAGCTTCGGCACAGGCACGGCGGATGTGGACTACCGTATCGACGTCAACGGGCAGAGTGCGGACGGTTCGATCACGTACATGGAGGATGAGGACCGCTTCGACTTCGACACGACGGTGCAGGCACCATACTTCCAAAGCACCGCCGCCGACCCCGCAGACTCGGGGGTTGTGAGGTTGGGGAATGCGGAGAGTGTGTGCTGGGAAGCGAACCCAACAAGCACGGACGTCTGTATGAATATCGATAGCAGCGAGAGGCTGGCGTTTACAGGCATGACGCAACTGCTTCTTGCGGATGACGTAGAAGCTGTGTTTGGGAATGGGCCAGATCTGGTTATAGGCTTTCAAACGGATCAAACACCAGACAGTGCTGTCATTGGCCTTGGTACAGACACCGAGTCACTTATAGTTTGTGACTATGCAGACAGAAATACAGATTTCGCCCACGCCGATCAGAACGATCCAACATTCTTTTTCCAATCCAGCGACGCGAACGACCCGCAGCAATTCGCCACGCTGACCTGGGACATGCTCGCGCACACGGTAGGAACCCTCGGCGCGAAGACGAGCAGCACGGGTGCCCAGGAAGAGCTGACCTGTGCAGGTGGCGGCGGAAGCGCGACGCTCGTCACGACCAGCCTCATTCCTGACGGTGCGATCCTGCATGGCGTGACCACGCGCATCACGACTGCTCTGACGGGCTCGACAGGATACAGCGTTGGTGACGGTGCGGACGCGGATCTGTATGGAGTCGAAGCGACAGCGACGCTCGGCGCCACGACCGACAACAGCGACGCGACGGCGAACTGGGGCAACCCGCAACTCGCGGCTGGCGAGGTGACGATCACCTTCGCGGGCGGCAACTGCACGGCAGGCAAGGTCGCTGTCGTCGCGCACTACACGACCGTCACGGCTCCGAGCGTCAACGCGGTGACGCCATGACGCGAACCACGATTGGCCTTCTCGCCTTCTTGGCGCTCGCGCTCCCTGCCGCGAGCTCGCAGTGGGTCCTCGGCAACAAGCTCGCGGTGACACCCAAGGACGGGACAGCGGGCGTCTCGGTCACGCCTGACGCTACCACGCCAAGCAAGGGAGCGATGCGCCTCGGCGCGCAGGACACGGCTCCCACGGGCTGCGCTGTGGGTGACCTCGCCGTGGTTGGAACGAAGCTCGAAGTCTGCACGGCCGTGGACACGTGGACCGTGGTCGGGAACCAGGGGTGCATCGCGGATGGCCAGGCGTGCGACGGCGACCCGGTGTGCTGCTCGTTCGGCGTGTGCAACACCACGTGCGTGTGCAGCGCCGTGGGAGGCGCATGCGTCACGGCCGATGACTGCTGCCCTGGAGACGGGTGCGTGTGCACTGACATCGGAGCTGGGCTCCAATGCGTCCAACTGTGAGGTGACGACATGACCAAGACAGACAAGCTTCTTCTAGCGTTCGTCGCGGCTCTGTGGCTGACCGCAGCGACAAGCGAATGGGTGGCGACCGGAAGCGTGACGATCACTCCCCCAGACGGAACGGTCGGGCTCGTCATCACGCCGGACGCCACGAGCCCATCCGCGGCCCCGCTGCATCTCGGAGCGCAGGATACCGCGCCGAGCTCGTGCGCGGTCGGAGACATCGCTGTGGTGGTCAACGAGCTTCAGATCTGCACGGCGACGAACACATGGACGGTCGCCGGCTCGCAGTCATGAGCCGAAAGATTAAATCAGAGGAACAACGGAACGACAAGAAAGAGGTAGTTACCATGAACAAGGTATATATCGTGACAACGTCACTTGCGCTCGCGATGGGCTGGGTTGCAGGATTCGAGACTCAGGGGTTGACGGCGCAAGCTCAGCGTCCCTACTCCACCGAGCGGCAGATTGGCCTCGAGGTCACGCCGGGGCAGCAGAGCACCATCGAGAACTGGGCCCAGGCTCGCTTCTGCACTCAGATCAACGAGGAGTTTGAGCTCTCTGGCCCGCAGGCCTGCGCGGGCAACAAGAGCTTCCAGCGTCTCGTGCTCCAATGGCTCACGGGCGAGGATGGCGTACGCCGCCTGCGTGCTGACGCCTGGGTCATGATTCGCGGCGTGTGGACGCCGCAGAGCTCCGATTGACACACGCCGGGGAGCATGCGACGGTTGACCATGTGCCCGGGCGGCGCGACGGGGCGACGCCTTCCCTGTCGTGGAGCATGGCTGATCGCGATGACCAAACTGACGAAAGTCCTCCCCGCGGCGAGAGAGCATCCAAGCCAGAGCGAGACCGCCCGGTCACACATCGCCGAGAGGTGGTTGAGTATTGGGTCAAGTTCTGGGGCTCGCTCGCGGCCCTGATTGTCACAACGGTCGGAATCGTCTACGGCGTCGGAGGATGGATACTCGACCGTCAGAGCAGGTCCCTTGCGCTCGCCGAGCACCAGGTGCTTAGTGCCAAGATAGAGGAGGCCCAGGTCAACATGAAAAAAGAAATGCGCGAGACGCTCGACCGATTCCGCGCCGAGCTCGCCGACCAGCACACGCAACTACGCGAAGACCAGCGAGAGACGCAACGGCGGATCGACTCCCTGACCCGCTCGGTGCGCGTCCTCGCGCAGCCAGCAGGAGCCACACCATGACCGAGCCTTCCATCCTCCAGACAATCCTCCCGCACGTAGGCGAGCTAGCCGTTGCAGTCGTGACCGCGCTCGTCGCGTGGGCCTCGGCGTCAGTCAAGCGCCTCATCGACGCCAAGGTGAGCAACACCAGGGCCGCCGGCGTGATGACGCGGCTCAATGACGCGGTGTGGGCCGCGGTGCTCGAGACACAGCAGACCCTGCGGCCAATCCTCCAGGCGAAGGCCCAGGACGGCAAGCTATCGCTTGAGGATGGCGCGGAGCTGGCGAAGATTGCCTGCGCTCGCGCCAGACAGCTACTTGGGCCCGTGGGATGGACCGAACTCGTCCGGCTAGTGGGTGGTGAGGAAGAGGCCACGGTCGCGATTCGCGCTCATATCGAAGGCCAGGTACTCGAGGCGAAACGCGACCTCGGAAAGTGACATGAGCGACACATGTGACGAGGATGACCCGTTCTCCGGCGTGCGGGTTGTTCTGGACCCTGGTCATTCGCCAGAGAAGCCCGGCGCTCGCGGCCTCCCCCCCGACGTGCCGCAGGAACACGAGCTCAACCAGCTCCAGTGCGATTGGATCTGCCAGCGTCTCGGCGAGCTCGGCGTTGCGGTCGAGGTCCCAGGTGGCGACGACCTCGAGGCGATAGGCCGGCGGGCGCATGGGGCCGCCGCGTTCGTCTCGCTCCACCACAACGCCCACGATAGGATCGACCACCACACCTTCGCCTGTGTCGCCAGCTACCGGGCATCGGTCGGATCCATCGAGCTCGCGGCAGACATCGCCAAGCGCGTTGGGGCCGCCCTCTCGATGCGCCTACGCTGTGATGCCGGGTGCCTGCCGGGCGTGGTGCACCAGGAGCTCGCCGTCCTGCGCGCCGCGGAGCTCACCGATTGCCAGGCGTGCGTGCTCGTGGAGAGCTACTTCATCGACCACTATGGCTCGCTGCGGCTCTGCGAGAAGCGGAGCCTGATTGCGGCAGATGCAATCGCGGACGCAATTCTCGCCTGGCTCGCGCCAAGGGTAGCGGCGGGGCTCATCTAGATCCCTAATCCTGCGCATTGCCTGCGCATTGCGCAGTCACTAAATCTACAGTAAATCCGCACACATACAACGGATTCGATCCGGGAATCTGCAGGGAATCTGCAGGGAGTTTGACGGGAATCTTGCGCGGCGCACCACCCGATTGAGGGGTGTCCTTGTCGATTATTATTGCGCGTCGCGCAAGAAAGAGTACCATAGGATCATGGTCGCAGCAGCAACACGGGAGGACGGCATGAAGGGCTTTATCGAGAGGAAAACCGGGTTCATTGTGTGGGTGGGCAACGAAAAATTCTGGCACCGCACGTTCGCCGGCGCGCTTCAACGCAAGCGTCGCGCTCTCTCCGGGTCCGCGAGCCTTAGGGTGCTGATTGTGGACACCTGGGGAGCGCGCGAGATGACGGACCGGGGGACGTTCAAGCGATGAGCCGCCACGAGAAGAGCCTCGCCATGGTCGCCTGGCTCTTGGAGAATGGGCCGGCGACTCCGCGAGACCTCGCGCGAGAGGCCCACATGCCCCTGCGGACGGTGCAGTGGGCGCTGAGACGACTGCGGGATACCGGGGTCAGCATGGTGCTCGACCCCGACACTGGACGGTATTCGATCACAGGAGGACGAGATGAACGCGATGGCCAACAAGATCAGCACGAGTGACATGATCAAGCTCGGCTGGCGCAGGACAGACACGACGCTCGCTGTCGATGGGCCTCCGGACTACGCACGGAATGCAGCGGAAGGATTGCGCGTGGACTTCCCCCTGGCGCACCCGGCCCGACTGCCGGACGGCACATGGACGGTAGCCACAATCGCGGCTGGAGACGTCTACATCCTAGACGCGGCCGGTATCAATGCTGGTAAATATCCCCTCGTCTAAACGGAGAACAACATGAACGAGTCCCACCTTGACCCTCGGCGTGTGGGTCGCATGACGAGCACCGATGCCGCGGCGGTCCTCGGGCTATCCCCGTGGCGAGGAGCCATCGACGTCTGGGAGCGAATGACGGCCGAGCTCGCTGGCAAGCCCTACGAACGCGAGGACCTCACTGGCCCCGATGTCGAGCGCGGCATCCACCTTGAAAAAGGGATCCGCGATTGGGCCGGACAGAGACTGGGCCGGCAGACAGAGCCTGGTTCTTTTTCCGTCCACCCGAAAAAGGATTGGCTCGGTGCCAGCAACGACGGGTTCACGCTGGCAGTGCCAAAGAAGAGGCTCCTCGAGATCAAGTGTCCACGTCGAGACGACGGCTGGGGCGCGGACGGCACAGACGAGGTGCCCGACCACTATCTCGCGCAGGACATGGTCGAGATGGCCTGCCACCAGATGAGCTCGGATGTCGTGCTGTTCACATTCGGGGACATCCGGATTTTCCCCATCGAGCGCGACATCGAGGCCGAGGCCGAGCTCATCGCGGCTCTCGACGACTGGCGCGTGCGCTACGTGGTGGCCGGCGTCGAGCCTCCCGTGGATGCGAGCGCGAGCTATGGCCGGCACCTGGCAAGGCGCTTCGCGCGCCACAACTCCGAGATGCGCGAGGCGACAATCGAGTCGCGCAAGTGGATGGCGCAGCTTCACGAGGCTCGCGAGCTCTCGAAGAAGGCGGAGGCCATCGAGCTCGAGGCCCGCAATCATCTCTGCGCTGAGATTGGGGACGCCGAAGGCATAGTATGCCCTGTTGACGGATGGAGGCTCACTTGGAAACTCGTGAAATCGACACCATACATCCATTGGGAAGATGTCGTTTCTGAGTATCCAATACCTCAAGATGTGATAGACAGGCACACGACAGCATCAAATCCAGTCCGGCGCTTTCTGCCGAAGTGGAAGTAACACAAACAGGAGGACCAACATGGCAAAGACAGACACAGCGCTTGAGGTGCGGAGGCACCTGGAAAACCCGGCCACAGTGGCACAGATGACCAAGCTCATCCCGGCGATTGCTGCGAAGTACCTCACGCCCGAGCGCGTTGCTCGGATCGTCTTCGGTGCGGTATCGCGCTCTCCGCAACTGCTCGGGTGCGACCCTCGGAGCATCGTCATCGCGTGCATGGATGCGCTGCAGCTCGGGCTTGAGCCGGCAGGGCCGCTCAAGCAGGCCTATCTCATACCCTACGGAAACAAGCGCACAGGAACAAGTGATGCACAGATGATGATCGGCTACATGGGTCTGCTCACTCTGGCGAAACGCTCTGGGGCAATCCAGGCATGCGCCGCAGAGGTGGTCTACCCTGGAGACGAGTTCTCCATCGAGCTCGGCTCGGATATGCGCGTCTCCCATCGCCCTCGCCTCGATGGCCGCTCGGACTACTCTCAGATCAAGGGAGCCTATGCCTGGGCTAGGCTCGACGATGGGAGCGTAGCTACCGAATTCATGACCAAAGAGCAGATCGAACGCGTGCGCGCCGCGAGCAAGGCCGGGGCCTCGGAGATTGGCCCGTGGACACAGTGGTGGGACATGATGGCGCGAAAGACCGTCATCCGCAGGCTCATCTCGCGGCTTCCGATTGTCGTCACGCCCGAGCTCGCCGACGCCGTGGGGAATGACGAGGACCAGGAGGAAGTGCGGATTGTCGACGGTGGAGACCTCGAGGCCTTGCCGCAGGAGCCCGCGACCAGGCGACTTGCAGCCAAGTCGAGGGCTGCGGCGCGGGAGCAAGCACCCGCGCAGGAGAAGGAGCCCGAGCTAGACGACGAGCAGAAGGCCTTGCTTCGTGAATACGAAGAGCACGCAACTTCAGACCAGACGAGCCGATAACTGACATGTGACGGCGTGGCGCGGCGTGTCGAGGCTAGGCATGGCACGGCCGGGCGAGGCCAGTTATGGCGAGGCGCGTCTGGTGCGGCAACAACCAACAAGGAAGGGGGCAATGTATGGCACGGAAGAAGACGAAGGACACAGCGATCGAACAGAGCAGGGGATCTCTAATCGTAGGATTCGAGATCACTGGCACAGCACCATTGCTCCAGAACAAGTTTGCACAAAAAAGCATCGATGCAATGCTGCGGAAGCAAATGGGGATAAGCGCACTCAGAGTCCCGAAAGTCCCTGAAAAGTGTGTCGAGGATGCGACGGTGCGCAACGAAAGCGGCCGTGTCTGCATACCTCCGGCCGCGATCAAGATGGCGATGTTGAGCGCAAGCACGCAGGTCAAAGGTCTGAAGAAGACGCAGCTCCGAATTCAGATCTTCGTGATTGGAAACAGCGTCCCTATCACATATGAGCGGACTGATATTTCCATGGTTCCCGTTCCTGTTGGAGGAATGAACAGAACGATGGATATCCGCTTCCGTCCGGAGTTCTTCGGGTGGAAGGCTCGATTGCTGATAGCCATGGGCGATCAGATAGCGGTCGAGACTGTGACGGATCTGCTCTCTCGTGCAGGGATGGTCGGTGTCGGCGAGTGGAGGCCAGAGAGAAACGGGACTCACGGAACGTTCCGAGTCTCTCGGACTCTGGACGTGAAGGAGATGGCCGAGGTCAGGGCTGAATGCTCCGTTCCTCTTGTGCAACTCAAGATCCCAGATTGGGCGCGAGGAATCGAGTTCACAGCCGAGGTTCTTGCAAGGCTAGGCGACGTTGCGGCCGGAAAGGAAGATGTTGCGGCCGGGAAGGAAGAAGACAGTGCTGATGAAAGCGACGAGTAGCGGATCCGCTGTTGCTCAGGAGTTCAAGCGCATCATGCGAGAGAATGGAGGGAAACTCTCGGTTGATGCGGCTCTTGAGGCAGCCAGAAGCCCAGCGAATCCGCTGCATGAGCATCTTGAATGGGACGACTCTGTGGCTGGAGAGCAATATCGAAGGCAACAGATCCTTCACCTGTTTCGTGCTCAGATGGTGCTCATTCAGTGCAACGAGCCAACACAGGAGGTCTTCGTCCGTGCGTTCTTGCCAAAGTCCGGTGGAGAATCGGTCTACCTAGAGAGGCCTTCTGCGCTTCTCGACAAGGACGCAAGGGCCTTGTTCATCGATAGACAGATCGGTGTGTTGCGGGCTTGGTGCAGAGAAGCGACAGACACTCAGGAACTAGCAGGGCTTCGGGGTGTGATCCTGGCTGAGCTAGGCAGGCATGGGTAGGCTCGGATTGGGTGGCACGGTTCGTCAGGGCGGGCATGGCCGTCAGGGCTAAGGCGCGGAATGGAACGGCGGGGCTCGTTATGACACGGCATGTCAGGGCAGGCAAGGCGCGGAGCGGAGCGGCGGGGCTCGTCGCTGCACGGCACGTCAGGGCAGGCGAGGCAAGGCTGGGCGGGGCCAGGCGTGGTTTGGTCGGGCTAGGCGCGGCAAGGCAGGCAGGGCATGACCTGGCTAGGCGTGCCGTGGTTTGGCGGGGCTCGGTTTGGCTGTCAAGGCGTGGATCGGCGCGGAAAGGCTGGGAGAGGCGCGTCATGGTACGGCAGGCATGGTGAGGCTAGGTGAGGCTAGGCGGGGCATGGTACGGCTCGGTGCAGAACAACAAACGACACGAAGGAGGACGCAAAGTGAACATAGACGAGATCAGAAAAGACCCGGACGTGGCTAGCACGATAGCGGACGGCGCAGAGATCATGAATGCTGTACCGCGCGCTATCACGGACCTCGAGACCTGTGCGAGCGCCGAGAAGATGCTCGTCGCGATGACGGCTACGTTGAAACGTGTCGAGGAGAAGCGGAAGTTCTTCGTTGGGCCATTGAACGCACATGTCTCGGCAATCAACACGTTTTTCAAGGAAGTCTCGCAACCGTATTCCAATGTCATGGATGTCCTGCGCAAGCGGGTGGCGGCCTACCGCGCGGAGGAGAAGCGTCGCGTAGAGCGCGAAGCGGCGGAGGCGAAGCAGGCTGCCGCGAAGGCTGCGCGCGAGGAGGCGATGCGTCGTGCTTGCGAGGAGAAGGCACAGCAGCTAGCGGAGCTCGGGCACAAGTCGGCCGCGGCCGCCATGGATCAGCGCGCCGAGGAACACGCTGCTCGCATCCCAGCGGTGCGGACCGTGGCGCCGTCCGCTGTTCCATCGGGCCCGGTATCGGTGAGGAGGAAGTGGTCCTTCCGGGTTGTGGACCCGGCGCTTGTGCCGCGCGAGTACCTCGCAGTGGATGAGCGGGCCATCCGACAGGCCGTGACGGCTGGTGGCGTGCGATCGATTCCAGGCGTTGATATATTCGAGGACTCCATCGCGGTCGTGAGGCAAGCATGATCCCTCCATGTGATGCATGCCACGGAGATGGTATCGTGGGAACCGACCCGGGCCACGTGTGCCTCGTGTGCGTGGGCCGTGGCTGGGTCCCTCCATCCGAGCACTATCGCGACTGGACCTCGGAGATGCTCGAGGCCACCAAGCGGTCGTGGATGGAGTCGCTACAGGACGCCGAGAAGGACATGCAGCGAGCGATGCGCCTACTCGAGGAAGCGACAGGAGAGGACCGAGTCGTCGCCAAGTCGCAGCTCTGCTCGTCGAGGCATCGCATCGCGATGGCGGAGAATGAGCTCTACGAGATCGAGACCGCTATGCTTCGCAGCGTGTGACGTCAAGAGCTTTCTCTGTCGGTTTCGGGTCGTCGGCCATCTGACGAATACCCAGCGCCTCGTGGAGGAGCTCGACGGCCTTGCATAGCCTCTGAAGCGTGCCGATCAGTGCCGCTGTGATCGCCGTTGTCTTCTCGGGACCTCCGTTCACTCGCTTCTGTCGTCTGGGAAACCCCCGACGACGCACAAGCTCCACGACCGCCTGTTCCTTCCTGGGCCTCCCTGGTCCTCGTGTCGCCTCGACATGTCCTGCCCTGTCTCTCCATTTCCGCAGGGTGACAACACTGATCCCCATCTTCGCCGAGGTGGCAGCCATGGTTGACGTCGCTAGCAACTTGAGCGCCTTCGCCTTGAAACTGTCCGAATAGAGATTGTTCATGCGGCCTCTATATTGATGCACCGAACAGCATGCAAGCAAAATCCGGCGTGAGGCCAGGTCGCTCCGTCACGCCGGACTGTAAGGGGGGATGGCCTTCTATACACGGATCGGCCAGTGGCCGCAAGATCCGACTTGACCCGTTGCGCCATCGGTGGCTAGGAATCGATAGCGAGTGGCCGGGAGCCCCGAAGCCCCCGGCGCGACCCGCAACAACAAAGAAGGAGGTGCGCGAGCAGTGAACGAACGAAGCACGGAGGAACGCGCACGATCACGCACAAGCACGCGCGAGCCATCAATACCGCTGGCCGCGCGTCTTGTCTAGAGGAAATGAGAGGAGACGGCATGCCAGCTATTTTCGTTGAGACGTCGTTCATTTTCGGATCGGACCTCGAGGACTTCTGCCACGAAATCGGAGAGCCGTCCGGTTTGGCCTACCCGGTTCGTCTTTGGGGTCACGCGATGGCGGGTCGCGTGGTTGACGGCGTCCTCCGTCTTGATCGTGACAGGCTCGCTGAGATCGTTTCATGGAGGGGAGACCGAGACGTCATGTGGCGAGCGATGCTCAAGCACTACCTTCGATGCGCCGGGGACGGAAAATGGTACCTGAGAGGATGGCTAGATCACAACGAAGCCTACTTTAACAAGCTGGAATATAACAGAAAAAGAGACGAGCAGGCGCGAGAGAAGAGGCGCTCGTCGAAAAACTTGTCACAAGTTCTGTCACAAGCTCTGTCGCAGGACTTGTCGCCGAACTTGTCGCCCTCTCATGCTCATGCTCATGCTCATGCTCATGCTCATGATCAGGCTCACATATATACACAAGATCAGTGCTTGAAAGAGAGTAATGTCGATCTCGCCGCCGCAGAACCGGCCCAGCAGCCATCCGAACAACCAGAACCGGCCGGCGCTAACGCGCCTCGTGCGGCTGAAGCCGCACCATCCGGTTCGCTCGTCGCTCGTGGCGAAGTTGGTTCATCGAAGATCGGCATCGAGTCCGTGCGCGTCTCGCGCTCTTCCGAGGTCCACGAGGTCATCGACCACTTCCGGGCCTACCACCCCCGGGCGCTCAAAAAACCGAGCACGAAGTCGAAGGAATGGAGGCACATCGTGGATCGGCTCGAGGAGGGCTACACGGTTGACGAACTGCGCGAGGCGATCGATGGGATACACGAGACACCGTGGAACCTCGGCTCGAACGCGCAGGGTCGCATGTACCTCTCGCTTGAGCTCGCGATGCGTGACGCGGCGCACGTGGATCGATACCGAGAGCAACACGTCACAACACCAGCACAGCGACAAGCGATCAGAAACCGAATTGAGGTTGACCAGATATCGATAGTGCTGTAGACGCGCGAAATGGAAAATGCAGATCGAAAAGCATTCGCCGATTCGTTCGGCGCGATGTGCAGGATTTGGAATCGCGACCCACGCCCAATCGCGCAAGCATATTGGGATGCTCTCGTGCGGTTTCCGATTCAGCAGGTAACAGACGCATGCAGAAGAGCATCTTTTTCGTGCGAGTGGTTTCCGTTGCCTTACTATCTCTGTCGTCTTTGCGGAGGAGACGAAGCATCAAGGGCCGAGATTGCGTGGGGTTGCGTACGCCGAGCTCTCTCGTCTGTCGGAGCCTATGCATCGGTTAGGTTCTCCGACCCAATCGTGACGGCCACGGTGCGGATGATTGGCGGGTGGTGCTCCATGGCGCGCAAGACGAGCGAGGAGATGGACTGGGTCAAGAGGGACTTCGTCAAGACCTTCTGCATGCTCTCGGTTACCGGCTGCACACGAGAGCAGGAGATGCCGTTTAGAGGCGTCAACAATAGCGAGGAAGTAAAAGTAATCACGGTTGAGTATGGGTCGGAGCCGAGACCCGGTCCGAAACAGGGGTCTCTCGCGCTCCCGGAGACGGCCGAGACCGGGGCAAAACTGCCAGCAGGCGCGTTTTCGGAGCCTGGCGCGACTCAGGACATGGGTTGCGCCACGAAAACGGCCCATATCGAATCTGACGAACGAACCGAGGAAGAGAGACAAGTCGCTATTAGCAGGGTTAGGGAGATTATCAAGTCGTTGGAGTCCAGGATGCAGGGGGCCGCGTTATGACATTTGTCGAACCAGCAGGAAAGGATGAACTGAACATGCGGAATTTGGAAGTGATCGAAATGGCGGCTCGCGTCGCGCACGAGGTCAACCGGGTCTATTGTGGCCACCTCGGAGATGCGAGTCAGCTATCATGGTCTGCTTCGCCGGACTGGCAGAAGAAGTCATGCATTTCTGGCGTCGCCGAAAGGATGAAGAATCCACACCAAGCACCTGAGACGAGTCATGAACGGTGGCTTGAGCACAAAGAGAAAGAAGGGTGGAAGTATGGTCCGATCAAGGACGCCGAGAAGAAAGAGCATCCATGCATGGTGCCATACGATCAGCTTCCTTCCGACCAGAAGCTGAAGGATCACTTCTTTTGCGCCGTGGTCGATGCGTTCGTTGATTATCTGAAGGATTGAGTGGTTTTATGATGGACATCTATGAGCTTCGAGAGCAGAGAGACGACAGTGGAGAGCTCACGCCCCTTGCTGTTGCTGTTGACGGTTTGATGGAACTGATCCGACGCCTATCGGGTGGTAGTTTCGATATTGCTAATGATATCGCCAAGAAACTTTGCGACATCGAGGAGCGCCTCAATCAATTGGAGATGGAAGAGAAAGTATGAATCTTGACGAGATGATAAACCAGAGAGACTCCAGTGGAGAGTTGACGGATCTGGCTATCTGCGCGGAAAAGATCACGTTCTATTTCCAGCGACTGGTCTACAGCATAGAAGAGCTTGCAGGCGAGATTGAGAAATCGTGTCGGTCCGAACACGAAAGGTCACGGTCGGAATGACAAAGTGTCTTGCTTGCGGCGCTCGAATCTTCTTCGTCCGCACGACAAGCGGAAGTAGTATTCCTCTCAACGAGCGTCCAGATACGGACGGGATGTTCACGCTCGAAGCAGGTATGGCTGTCGCTGGCCCAGGTGAACCCAGGTACACGAGTCACTTCGCGACGTGTCCTGATGCTGCGCGGTTTCGTATCAGAACGTCGGAAAGGATGAGTTCGTGAGCGAAGAAGACGATGAAATTCCGATTTGTGATCTCCTCAAGTTCGTCGAGCTTTCGGGAGGCATAGAGAAAGTCCGCAAGGTGTCCAAGGCTCTGCTCGGTATTGCTTCCAGACAAGACTCGCACGAAATCCAAAGTTTCATTCGCGGCGTGTCGAACAATCCCGAGGGAGCGAAAAAACTGCTCGCTGCAGCGATGCTCGGCTTTCGTTGTGCAGAGAGTGTATGGACAGACATCGAGTGATATTCTCGTTTCACATACCTGGCCGCCCTGTGAGCCAGAAGAATAGCAAGGTGATCCGTCGCACCAGAAGCGGACGGGCGTTCATCGCAAGCAACGATGGTGTCACGTCTTGGAGGAACTGGGCTGCGCTCATTCTGCGGCAGCAGAGGTCAGAGAGGGGTCCGAGTGAAACGATCAATGGGAGATTGATATCGATCACTGTCATTTTGGTGGTCACACTCGCGAAGGGCCAGCGCATCGATGTTGACAATCTTGCCGCGGCTCCTCTTGATGCGCTGGTAGACTCAGGCATCATCTCTGATGATCGATGGATCGACGCGTTGCATGTGGCAACCGTGCGTGATAGGGACGATCCGTCCGTGTGGATCGGAGTCGTACCCAAAAGGAGACATGCATGTGCAACGAAGGTAAAGGCAAGGGCAAGAAGAAGCCAAAGGGCAAAGGAAAGTAGGTTGCGCGGATAGGCCGCGCAAGAGGGGAGCGCCCACGGTCCGGTAAGCGGCTCGTTTTGAAGCGTCTCACAACTACGGCGGGCGCTCCCTGTTTTCTGCAGCACATCAGGAGGAATCCATGGCTGGCACCACGACAATTCTCCCGCTCTCGCGCAACAGGTTCTTCCGGGACAAGGACCGCGTCTTGTCCGTCTCGAAGCACGAAGAGCAGATTGAAAGCTTTACGATCGACTGGAATGACGTTCTTGACACCGGCGAGACAATCTCGACATCGGCATGGGATAGCGATGGGCCCACGGTCGTGACGAGCTCGAACACGACCACGACCGCCACGGTCAAGGTGAGCACCGGGAGCGGGGAGCTGCGCAACAAGGTCGTGACGTCGGCATCGAGGACCCTCGTCGAGCGGCTCCGGGTCATCACGTTGGCGAGCTCCGAGGACTACGCATGATGGTCTTTGCAGCCTACCGCGAGAGCCTCAAGCGGATCCGCCGCACCTATGCGGCTCTCGATGCGAAGAACGCCGAGCTCACGAGGCGATGGGAGCGTGAGAACGGCAGGCCCGTGTCGTGCCGGAAGGGCTGCGGGGAATGCTGCAAGCAGTGGGTGGGCGTGAGCTTCCTCGAGGCCCTTTGGTGCGCCATTGCCTGCGAGAAGACGGGATACGACCTCTCAGCCCGTGGGCTCAAGAGCGCCGCGGACGTCGCAAGGCTGCCGGGCATGACGCGCGAGAGGTGGTTCGGCCTCGGCAATCCGTGCATCTTCTTGCGGTCAGACAAGGCCTGCGGGGTGCATGCGCTTAGGCCTATCGCCTGCCGGGCGGTCATCGTAATCAGCAACCCGAGCGACTGCAAGTCTGCGACGGGAGAGGTGACCAGGCTGCAGAACCGGGACGCGGTGCATGCAGCCTATCGGATCCTCCAGGCCGAGCACGCGGCGAGCTCGCTCTTGATGGTCGTGGCGGCTCTTCCGCTCATGGTGGAGCTCGTCTTTCAGGATGCTCGGCCGGGAGACCTGCAGAAGGATGCAGGGGTGTGGGGGTTGAGCGAATGAAGGACACGGCGGGGGACGTGCTAGCGTGTGTCGGCGCAATTGGTGTGTTTGTTGGCCTTTTCTTTGTCGTCGTCAAGGCTTTGGAGATGGACTGTGGTTTCACTCCGACCAAGCAAAAAAAGGATGAGCCGTTCTTGGTCTATCAACCAGAAACTGACACGGCGGACAGCATCGTGTTCCAGGAGCGAAACGAGAGGGATGTCGTGTTTGATTCGTTGGGCCCAAAGGGCAGTCTGTGGAAAGACGGCTTCACGATGCAGCCGCGCGGGACCGAGCTTGAGTGCACCTATGAAGGCCAGAAGCTACGACTGAAGCAAGGTGATGAAGCGACATGCAGATGGGCTCCGTTGCCTAAATTGCCTACTGTGGATGCACCTGTTGAAACATCCGGTGGAAAGTGTCACCAGGACGGTGACCTGTTTTGGTGTGATCCATTCATCGTTCCTCAGAAAGGAAACACGAGATGACACAGGAATCCAAAATCAGAGTGGTTCAAGAGAATCTCTTCGGAGAAGAGAGAGGACAGGACTGCATCGAGGAAGCGCGGCAGGAGATGATGAGTGACCCGGAGAGGTCCTCGCTTGATGGCGCACTCAAGAGGCACAAGCTAGCGAAGCAGAAGATCCGAACGCTGGCGAAGATTCTAAGCCTCGAGCCCGAGACGTGCATGGCGGAGGCGTTTGAACGCTGGGTCGCGGACATCGCAGCCAAGGTGATTCGGAGCTGAGGGCATGAGCGTATCGTGGGCAACCAGGCTCTTCGCTTTCCTCGGAGCAACATCGGCGAAGGACGAGCTCGCCAGGGAGAACGCGATTCGTCGAGGCATGAGGCCTACCGTGTTCGTCTGCCCGCGGCACTGGCCGATCAAGCTTCGGCTGTTTCGCAACAAGGAAGGCATGTACGAGTGCCTTGTCTGCAACCATTGCTGGTTCCCAGAAGAGGCGAAGAGCGGGAAGCTGCAGAGATGGTGATGGTATGATCCACGCATGAAACGAGACACCCTCACAGAGAAACAACGCAGGTTCGTCGAGGCCTTTATGGGCCAGGCGTGCGGCAATGCCACGGAGGCTTGCAGGATAGCAGGATATCGTGGGAATGCAGTCACCCTTGGAGCCTGCGGAAAACAGAATCTCAAGAAATCACTAATTCGAGAGGAGATTGAAAAGCGAGCGAAAGCGGATCCGGTTGTCGCGACGAGGGAGGACAGGCAGCGCTGGTGGACGAAGGTCATGCTCGACGAGAAGGAGGACATGGCTGACCGATTGCGCGCCTCGGAGCTGCTCGGGAAGACGCAAGCGGACTTCGTGAGTCGGTTCGTGGGAGGCTTCTCGGTCTCGACGGATGATGTGGACGACTTGACCGACAAGGAACTGATGGCGATTGCCAGGAAGGGAAAGTGACATCAGATGACAAGAGAAGAAATGAAGGGTAGGACATGAATTCACCAGGAGATCGGTATGATTCTGATGCGAAGTACAAGCACATGGTAGACATTATGGAGAGCATGTTAGCACAAGCGCAATTCTCTCCGTCCGAAATGCGCGAGATGGCTACTCTCGCCAGCATCCATTTTGAGATGCGTCACGGACTTTTTCACCACTTTTCAGTTCCGCGGTTGGTAGATCAGGCGCTTGATACGTTAGATGATTACCGGAAGGAAAAGGATTGCGGCTGGAAGTGAGTGATAATCGAGGCGAAGCCGATTGAAACCGTAACCTCATCTCGCGCCGCAGACGTCCTGCTGAAGCGCAAAGCAGCAAGGTCTCATCTCCTCCCGTTCGTCGAGTACACGCACCCGTCATGGACCAGCGGAGAGCACCACGGGATCATATGTGACGTGCTCGAGCGGGTCGAGCGCGGCGAGCTCAAGCGGGTCATCATCACGGCGCCGCCGCGGAGCTCGAAGTCCGAGCTGTGCACGGTTCGCTTCCCGGCATGGTTGCTCGGCAGGTCTCCCACGAAGCAGGTCATCTGCGCGAGCTACGGAGCCGACCTCGCCTCGGACTTCGGCGGGCAGGTCCGCGACATCGTGGCGGGCCGAGAGTTCCGCGCCGTGTTCCCGGGCGTGCAGCTCAAGCGCGACTCGGTCAGCAAGAGCCGGTGGAGGACCTCGGCGGGCGGATGGTACGTGGCCGCCGGCGTCGGGGGGCCGGTCACGGGCCGCGGAGCGCACGTGGCTATCATCGACGACCCGATCAAGAACCAGGCGGAGGCGGATTCTCCGCTTCGGCGCGAAGCCGTGGTGAAGTGGTATCGCTCCACGATGCGGACCCGCTTGATGCCTGGCGGGGCAATTGTCCTCATCACGACCCGATGGCACGAGGAGGACCTCGCCGGCGTGCTCATGCGAGACGAGCCTGGCACGTGGCACGTGGTCCACTTCAAGGCGATCGAGTGCGAGCACACCGACCATGAGCAATCTCTCTGGCCGGAGTGGTGGAGCCTCGACGAGCTCCGGCGCACACGCAAGGAGGTCTACCCGCGCGTATGGGCCGCGCTCTACCAGGGCGAGCCGCAGACCGAGGTCGGAGGGTACTGCAGGCGGGACTGGTACGCGGACCGCTACACGGAGGCACCGAAGGGCGCGCGCATCTACATGGCCAGCGACTACGCGGTAAGCGAGCCGGCGGAGGGCGCAGAGCCGGACTTCACAGAGCATGGCGTGTTCGGCCTGCTCGGAGATGAGGTCTTCGTGCTCGACTGGTGGTTCGGGCAGACGTCGCCAGATGTGTGGATCGCGGAGCAGATCCGCCTCGTGAAGAAGTGGAGGCCGCATTGTTGCTTTGGCGAGGGTGGCGTGATCGCGAAGGCCGTGCGTCCTCTTCTTATCCGGATGGCGAGGGACGCGAAGACGCATTGGCGCCAGGAGTGGATCCCGTCCGTGAACGACAAGGCCGTCCGAGGTCGAGCGATGCAGGGCATGTCCAGCATGGGCCGGATCCGATTCGGTCGCCAGGAATGGGCCGAACGCATCATCTCGCAGCTCTGCCGGTTCCCGGCCGGCAAGGATGACGCCTTCGACACGATCTCTCTCCTGTGCCTTGCGCTTGAGTCCGCACATCCTGCTATAGTCGGCGGGTCGAAAGATCCAAAGAAGCCACGTGATGGCTATGCCGACAGGCAGGAGGACGAGCGGACATGGCGAACGGTTTGAGCGATGGTGGAAGCCCGATTCAGAGCCTTGGCCCAGTGGATGTCGTTGATGAAGACGAGGCGCTGACCCAGTTACGGGACTCCTACAGCGAGTGGCAGACCTCCACGCAGACCGACCGCGACACGTCCGCGCTCTGCCGCGACTACTATGACGGCGAGCAATGGACAGACGACGAGAAGGCCACGCTTCGCTCGCGGGGCCAGCCAGTGGTCGTGTTCAATCGGATCGCGAAGAAGGTCAACTACCTGACAGGAAGCGAGATCCGAACCCGCTCCGACCCGCGCACGTTGCCGCGCACGCCGATGCATGAGGCCGCCGCGGAGGCCATGAGCGACGCCATCCGCTACGTCTCAGACGAGCAGCAAATCCAGCAGACGCTGACCCAGGTCTTCGAGGAATTTCTGGTGGAGGGGTGCGGGGGAGTGATTGTTGACCACGAGGCAGAAGACGTTGTGACACCGCTCGGGGCGGAAGTCAAGCGAATCGGCGAGGGCGTCCAGGTCGATGCCGCAGAGGCTCGCAAGCAGGAGATTCGGATCCGAGTCCGGCAGGTCCACCACGACAGGATGTGGTGGGACCCGAAGTCGAGAGAGCCGGACTTCAGCGACGCCAAATACCTCGGCACGGTCATCTGGATGGACGAGGACGACCTTCGGACGACCTACCAGGGTAAGGGCCTATCTGACGAGGAGCTCGACGCCATCATCCAGGCCTCGAGGCCGGACTCGGACGTCGCTGACGAGCACCACAAGGACAGGCCGAGCTCGTGGTACGACGTGTCACGCGATCGTTACCTCGTGGTCGAGGGCTATTGGCGTTCGGATGGGCAGTGGTACTGCGGGCACGCGGTCGGCGGAGGCTGGGTGTGGCCGCCGCGTAGGAGCGTCTACCACGACCGCAAGAACAAGGCCGTGTGCCCGCTCATCTTCGGCTCGGCATTCTGTGACAGGCAGAACGGTCGCTACGGCATCGTCAAGGGCATGCTCTCGGCCCAGGACGAGATCAACAAGCGGCGCTCGAAGGCACTCCACGCCATCAACGTGCGCCAGGTGGTTGCCGAGGAAGGGGTCGTGACGGACAAGCGCGGGTTCCAGAACGAGCTCGCCAAGCCTGACGGGTACGCCGAGGTATCGCCCGGTTCGCTCATGGAGGGCCGAATCGTGTTCCCGCCTGGCGGTGACCTGAGCGCTCCCCAATTCCAGCTTCTCCAAGAGGCGAAGAACGAGATCGATACGGTCGGCCCCGATTCGCCGATGATGGGCGGGCAAACCAACAATTCGGGGCGGGCCATCCTCGCTTGGCAGCAAATCGCGAGCACCGAGCTGGAGAAGCTCTTCGACCACTTTCGCAGGCTCAAGCGATCAACGCTCGTGCAGGTCGTGCTTCGGGTCTGCCAATTCTGGACCCAGGAAAAATGGATCCGAGTCCGAGACGACGTGAACGACGCTGGATACAGATTCATTGCCCTGAATAGGCCTATGACGCGAGGCCGGCGCGTGATGGAGGCGATGAAGCGCGGGCTTCCTCCGCGTGACTCGCTCGACGCGGCAGAGGTCCCTGGCGCCACGGAGCTCTTCGACCAGGCCGTGGCGAGCCTCGCAGCACAGATGCAGGCCGCAGGTCAGCAGGTTCCTCCGGAGGCCATCGAGAAGATCGCAATCCAGCAGCTCCTCCAGCACCCGCTCGCGCAAGAGGTCGTGACCGACAACGACATCTCGCAACTCGACGTGGACATCATCATCGACGAGGCGCCCGATACCGCCGTTGTTCAGCAGGAGGAATTCGACGCGCTTGCAGGGATGGCGCAGTCCGGCGTTCCGATTCCTCCCGAGGTGCTCATCGAGGCCTCTCAGTTACGCTCGAAGCGCAAGCTGCTCAACATGCTCAAGGGCCAGAAGGATGCCGCGGCTCAGGCTGCCCAGCAGGCACAGCAAGAGGCGCAGCAACTCGCCATCGCTCAGGCGCAGGCGAACGTGGGCAAGACCAAGGCTGACACGATGGCCAGCGTGGCGAAGGCACAAAAGGATCAGGCCTCGGCGCAGGCGATGGCACCGAAGGCCGCGCACGATGCGGCGCTCGCGCAGAAGACCAGCCTGGAGAATCAGGCAGACCAGGTTGCGATGAACGCGGACCAGTATCGAGCCTTGATGGCTTCTCGTCAGATGGACGCTGCGGCTGGGGAGATTGGCGGGCTGGGCCCGTCAGTCATCTAGGCTAGGCGCACTTGTAGAACAGGCCCAGATAGGCGTAGCCCGTTCCTCCACCGGCCGCCGCAGCAACCACGGTCCCGATGATGGTGGTCTCCGAGGTGTAGGCCACGGGCCCGGCCTGGAGGCCGTTGAGAACGCGGTAGTTCGGCTGGCCGAGAGCCGCGTGCGCTCCGAAGACGTCCGTGACGACGTCGCCGGTCAGCACGCCGGAGTCGAGGAGCTGATCGGTGTCGCTCGAGGTCCCGATGTCAACCTCCATGGCCTCGGTCCCAGTATCGATGTCGGTCGCGATAAACCAGCCCCACAGAACAGAGCACGGAGGAAGCCGGAAGAACGTGACGATGTCGTTCTTCGAGAGGGCGCTTGCGATCGTGTAGCAGCTCGCGGCAACACCGCATTGGCCTTGTCCCATCGGCTGGAACACCGGATAGCTCGCAGCACCTTCGGTCGTGTAAACGGTAGCCATGGTCTTTTCCTTTCGGCGCAGATGACGCGCTTTGAGTGATCACTTGGCTTGCATCTATCCATACTTTGTGGATACGATGCAAGGGTCAGTCTCTCGCGCCGCCGGCGTTACGGGCGATTCGTCACGGCCACGCACGGCCACAACAAGCGGAGAAAACATGGAATCACTGCAGGACGCACAGGTCTTTGGAAAGGTCTTCGAGGGCATGATTGACCCGCAGGTGGAGACCGCACCGGCAAAGACCGAACCAGCGCCAACACCAGAAGACAAGCAAGAGGCCGCGGAAGAGGCCGCACCGAAGGAGGAGACGAAGACAGAATCCAAGCAATCGGATCAGCATGATTCCCGTGTCCCGCTCGCTGCTCTCCACGAAGAGCGACGCAAGCGCCAGGAGCTCGAAGCCCGCCTCGCGGAGGTCGAGCGCCGAGCTCGAGAACCCGCGAAGCAAGAGCCGAAGAAGGAGCCGGAGGACGAGGACGCCGAGTTCTACCGGAACCCGCGCGCCTACGTCGAGGCGAAGCTCGATGCGAAGCTCGGGGCTCAACGGGAAGAGATCGAGAAGAGACGGATCGACCACAGCGTCGAGGCCGCGAAGCGTCGCTATCAGGACTACCAGGACGCCGAGCGCGCCTTCATGGACGCCGCGAACAAGTCGCCTGCCCTATGGCAGGAGATGCGAGCGCAGTACGATCCTGCCGAGTATGCCTACCAGGTCGGCAAGTCGATCCAAGAGATGTCCGGCGTGACGGACCTCGGAGCCTACAAGGCTAAGATCAAGGCCGAGGCCATCGCGGAATACGTCGCGCAACAGTCCCAGCAATCAACCAAACCGCCAGAGCCGGCCGCCGTTGTGGCGCCTCCGAGCCCTGGAGTGGGTCGAGGCTCGCCGGCCCCGAAGACGCCTCACGTCAAGTCCGACGACGAGGTCTTCGAGGACCTGTTCGGCAGAACTCGATTCAAGAGACGCGGCGGATAGCCGCACGAGGAAGTCATGGCCAACATCGTAACCGTTAGCGGAAGCGTCAAGAGCGTATGGGAGAGCGGGTACTTCGCGGAGTACGTCCGCGCTTCGCAGTTTGCGAAGCTCATGGGGAAAGGGATCAACTTCCCGTTCCAGGTCAACACGCGGCTCGGCGGTGAGCGCGGGACCAAGATCAACTTCCCACTCGTGACCCGCCTCACGCAGGCAGCCGTCACAGGCGACAACGTCATGGAAGGCGCCGAAGAGGCGCTCAACAACTACAACCATGAGATCGAAATCAACCAGCGCAGGAACGCGGTTCGAGTCGGTCGCATGGAGCAGCAGAAGACCGAGGTAGACTACGCCGAGGCAGCCCGGGAGATGCTCAAGCTCTGGTCGGTGCAGGACCTCAGGGACCAAATCATCGAGAAGCTCATGAGCGCGAAGGTTGACGGAACGACGGCCTACGCCTCGTGCACCGAAGGCGAGAAGGATGCCTGGCTCGCTGCGAACAGCGACCGTGTGCTGTTCGGCGCTGCGAAGGCCAACAACGCAGCGAACGACCATTCTGCATGCCTCCTGAACGTGGATGCGTCAAACGACATCCTGCAGCCGACCATCGTGTCGCTCATCAAGCGGATGGCCAAGCAGGCTGACCCGCACATCCGCCCGATGATGATCGACGAGCAGGGCGAGTGGTACGTGCTTCTCGCGCACTCGTATTGCTTCCGCGACCTCAAGAACCACGCGACGATGGTTGCCGCGCACGACTACGCCGCGGAGCGGGGGAAGGGAAATCCCCTGTTCAATGACGGTGATCTGATGTGGGATGGTATCATCATCAAGGAAATCCCCGAGATGACGTCCATCTCCACGGTCGGCGCCGGCTCTCCGGCGATTGACGTGGCGCCCAACTTCTTGCTCGGAGCGCAGGCCCTCGGTGTGGCGTGGGGCCAGAAGACGAAGCTCACGACCAAGGAATTCGACTACGAGAACCAAGTAGGCGTATGTGTTGCGGAAATCCGCGGAGTCGAGAAGCTGATGCACAACAGCATACAGCATGGCATGGCGACCGTATACTGTGCGTGCGTTGCCGACACCTGATAAACCGGCATTAGGCCCGGGGGCTCATCCCCCGGGCACTGCCCTGCGAGGTACGATGAAAGTTCGATACGCGAAGCGCCCAGAAGGCGGTCCCGACCGGCTCAACCTGCTCGGTCTCTGGTGCCCGCTCGGGGAATGGGTCGAGGCGAGCGATGTGCAGGCTAGGAAGGCTTCCTTCCTTGTCGGCACGTTCGAGCTCGAGAAGACCGAGGTCGCAGGTCCGCCCGTCGAGACGGAACAGGCCGTGCTTGAGCCGAAGAAGCAGGAGCATGACGAGCTCGAGGTGAAGCGCGCAGCCCCCCCGCTCCATGGATTCCGTCGCGGGCCGGGGCGGCCAAGGAAGGCCTAGTCGATGGCGACGAAGACGCGCGCAGAGATGATCGACTGGACGCTGGAGGTCCTCGGGGTCAAGCCTGCGGGGCAGTCCGCGAGCGCCGAGGACGCGGACCTTGTGGGCAGGTACTTTGATGCGACCTACGCCTCGCTGCGGAAGCTTGGCGTAGCACCGTTCGCGACGAGCGCCGTGCCGGAATGGGCGCAGGCCTCGTTCGCTCATATCGTGGCGGCAGACCTGACAAACCATTACGGAATCACAGGTGAACGTCTCGCAGACCTCAAGTCTGCCGCCGCGAAGGGCAGGAGAGATCTGACGGAGCAGTGCGCAAATGGCGTAGAGCAAACCCCTGTCGTTCCGAACTGGTTTTGACGATGGACTGGAGACAGATCCCTCTCGCCCAGAGTAGCTACCAGCCGAGGTCGCCAGGCGTCTCTGTTGAGCGCGTGCGCAATCTCTACCTCGAGGCCAACCCGCAGAGCACGAGAGCTCCAGCTAGCCTGCTCGGCTCGCCAGGCCTCAAGCAATGGGCGAGCGTGGGGACGGGACCGATTCGCGGGATGGAGCCGTGCGCAGGCCTGCTCTTCGCGGTGAGCGGCTCGCAACTGTGGGCGGTCGATTCGCTCGGAGCTTCATCGCTCGTCGGGGTCGTGTCGGGGAGCGGCACGGTCCGCATGATCCACAACCGAACCCACGTTGGCATCGCCGCTGGTGGGGAGGCACAGGCCGCGAATTCGGCAGGCATCATCGGTCTCGGCATAAGCGGCGTCGTCGGGTGCGCGTACCAGGACGGGTATGGAATCTTCTGTCGGGCCGGGTCGCAGGAATTCTATTGCACCGGCCTCGACAACATGACGGTCATCGACCCGCTCGACTACTCCACAGCGGACGCGCAGCCGGACGACAACGTCGGGTGTATCTCGGACCATCGAGAGCTGTGGATGTTCAAGCAGCAGACGATCGAGGTCTGGCAGAACGTCGGGCAGGCCGGATTCCCATTCGTGCGCTCTGGTGGCGGGTTCATCGAGCATGGGTGCGCTTCGCCTGGTTCGATCTCGAAGGCCGAGAACATGGTCTTCTGGCTCGGGGATGACCTCAACGTCTACCGGGCCGCAGGATACCAGGCGGATCCGATCAGCACAGCGGCAATCCGCCATATGATCGAAGGAGCGTCCTCGGTAGACACGTGCACGGCCTTCACCTACTCGCAAGAGGGTCATGAGTGGTACGTGCTCCTGTTCTCGAACCTGTGCCTCTCCTACGACATCACGACCGGACTCTGGTCCGAGCGCAAGACGCGCAATATGACGAGGTGGCGGGCCTCGTGCTATGGGTACTTCGCAGGCAAGCATCTCGCGGGTGACTACTCGACAGGCGCCATCTACGAGCTTGACCCGAACACCTATTGGGACGGTGCGGACATGCTCGAGCGCGAGGTCATCACGCCTTGTCAATGGGCCGACTCGGGATGGGCGACATACCGAGGGATCCGACTCGACTGCGAGATGGGGCTCGGGCTGGTGTCGGGCCAGGGCTCTGACCCTGTGGCTCTGCTCTCGTGGTCGGACGACGGCGGCCGCACCTGGTCCGACGAGCGCTCGGCAACGCTAGGCAAGATTGGCGAGTACCGTCTTCGCGCCGAGTGGTATCGCCTTGGAAGGTCCAGAGCTCGATCGTTCCGTGTTCGCATCACGGATCCGATCCCGATTGGGCTGTTCGGGCTCTATGCCAACGTCGAGGTGAGTGCATGAGCGTGCTCTCGACGCCGAACCCGACCTCGACCATCGTCGGCAGGACGGGGGCATTCGTCGCGGACTGGTACCGCTACATGCGAGACATTCGCAGAATCCTAGGGTGCGACGATTCGGCTCCCATATACCGCGAGGTCGCTATCGAGGCCTGCGGGATGGGGCTCGTCGGCACGGCGTCGCTGCAAGCCATCACGGGAGCGACCGCGATGGCCATCTCGTGTCCCGATGCAGCGACGAGTGGCGTCGCATTCAACGTTCGCCTGCCGCGAGAGCTTCGATCCGGGGCATACGTCCAGCCCTGGGTCGATTGGACCTCCACAGTCGCGGCAGGCGCAGTTCGCTGGCGCTTCGTCGGATCGACCCCTGTAGGCAAGGGGGATGTGATCGCGGACTCATATTCCGAGTACGGAACCGAGGCCTTCGATGGGACGGCTCGCAAGATTCATCGATTCTCACCTGCCGCGTACACGGTGACCGCCGACCGAGGCGACACGGTGCTCTGCGAGGTCCTTCGGTACGGGGCACACGGAGACGACAGCCTTGGAGGCGCAGCGCTCATCGTGGCAGCAGGCGTCACGGTGCAGATTGACGGCGTCGGGAACGAGGTGGGGACGCCATGAGCGTGACGGTAAGGATGGCGGTCCCCGCCGATGTGCCGACCATCGTGGAGCTCGGAAAAGAGCTCCATGCTTGGTCCGGGCTCATCGAGCGCGGGTTGCCATTCGATCCCGAGTGGTCATCGAAGCTCTGCCTTCGGTGGCTCGAGCAGCCGGAGCGGTTTGGCGTCTTCATGGGTGAGATCGCAGGAGTGCCGGCCGGGGCCATGGCTGTTGCGCTCAACCCCAGCTTCTTCGGCGATGCAATTTTCGCCACGGAGGTGTTCTGGGGGGCGTTCGCGGCGGCCCGTGGTCTCGGTGTCACAAGTGCTCTCGCCGACATGGCCCTGGTATGGGCAAGAGAGCGCGGCGCGACGCATTCGTGCTTTCTCGTGATTCCACACCGCGACCAGAACATCGTCATAGGGTCGCTCAAGAGACGCGGGTATGCGCCTCTCGAAACCGTGTGGGCCAGGAGGGTGTGATGGGAGCAGCGGCGGCAATCGGTGGAGCAGCCATCAACATGGGCGGCCAGGCCTACGGAGCCGCAGAGCAGGCCGATGTTGCACGTGAAACAACCACGCAGACCATCGATGAGCGAGAGACAGCGGCCCGTCGCGCAGGCGAGCTATCCGAGGAGGGTCAATACTGGCTCGGGCACTACGGGGACCTCGCAGCGGACGAGGTCAGGAAGCAGGGCGGAGCCGGCCTCTCGGCGCTCGACACCGGGTACCGGAGCGCGATGGGCTCCTATGGCCAGGCAGGCGGTCAGGCGATGTCGAGTCTTGCGCAGGGCTATGGCGGCGCCGAGCAGGCGATGCTCGGTGGCTATGGCTCGGCGCTCTCGGACTACGCCAGGATGGCCCCGGCCGCAGACGTGGTCGGTCGAAGTGGGATCATGGGGTTGAACGAGGGCTCGATGCAGAGGGGATTCGCCACGGACCCGGGCGCCGCGTGGCAGATGCAGCAGGGCATGTCGGGACTGACAGGCGGAGGCAGCGCGAGAGACGCGGCCCTGGCCAAGTACAACCAAGGTCTCGCAGCGCAGGGCTATGGCAACTTCGCGCAGCGCGAGATGCAGGCACAGGGGATAGGCCTCGGCGCCCTCGAGGCACAGGCAGGAAGGCAAGACATCTGGAACCGAGGGCAGACATCTGCTCTCGCGCAGCTCGGGATGCAGGGCGGCACGGACATGGCGAACTACCTCTCGCAGGCCGGACAGGGCATCGCCGGCCAGCAATGGGGCACAGGCTCTTCGCTCGCCGCTCTCGAGCAGCAACGGGCAGCCGAGACCTACGGAGCGCTGTCGGGGCTCGGCACGCAGCTCGGAAGCCTCTATAGCACGACCGGGAGCAACCTTGCCGCGGCGCTCACAGGGCAAGGCCAACTCGGAGCGAGACTGGCGACAGGGATTGACCGCTCGGCGCTCGTCAATGCGGCCGGCGGAGCCGCTCGCGACATCGGAGGGCTCGGGCGCGATATCGGCCAGCTAGGCTATCTCCTGTCGCAGGGAGGCGGAGGGGGGAATCAGTGGGGGATGGGCTCGTCTCCGTCTGGCTACTCGGAGGATGAAATCTTTGGCCTTGGAGGTGGTCGATGACGGACATCAACCCGTTCAACTTCGGCGCGCAGGTGGTGGGCGGAGCGTTCAAGTCGCTGTTCGTCCCGAGTACAGCCACCACGGAAGCGGCCCGGGCGAATCTCCAGGCCGAGCTCGAAGCAAGAGCGAGAGCCCGCGCACAGGGCGAGCTCGCCATGCGGGCCGGGATGGGAGAGATCGAAGGCGGCGCGGTCCGAGCGGCCGGCGAGCTCCGGCAGGGAACCGCCTCTGGCCTCTCCTCCATGGGAGGGCTCTACGACCAGGCAAGCCAGGCCTTGAGCCAGGGAGGCCTCGCTAGCCTGGCGTACCTGCAAGGTGGATATGGCCAAGGCGTTCAGGCGATGGGACAGGGCTACGGCGGAGCTCGTGCGACGCTGCAAGGAATGGGAGGCCCGACCGACGCAATACGCGCAGCGCAGCTCGGCCAGATATCGTCCCAGGGCCTCGGTGCAGGCTACCAGGCGAGCCCCGGGTACGAGTTTGCTCGCCAGCAGGCGCAGCAAGCGGTGATGCGGCAGGCTGCGGCAATGGGTGGGCGAGGTGGCGGAGCGGCTCTGAAGGCCATGTCGCAGGCGGGGCAGGGTGTCGCGGCGCAGGACTTCGCGGACTACGCCTCCCGCGCGATGGCCGCCAAGCAAATCCAGGTAGGCGCCCTCGGCTCGCAAGCCTCGCGCATGGATGCGATGCGCCAGGCTCAGGCTCTCGGTGTCGCGGGAATCCAGGCAAACGCCGGAACAGGACTTGCTGGACTTTACGGCATGCAGGGCCAGGGCCTCTCGGCTCAGCAGCAGGCGATCGCTTCTGCGATGGCCGGAGCGTCGCAGCGTTACGGAAGCCAGGCGCTCGGCGCACAGCAGGCAATGGGCACGCAGCTCGGGAGCCTCTACGGCACGAGGGGGGCGAACATCGCGGCGGCCCTGACCGGGCAGGCGCAGCTCGGAGCCGACTTGTCCACAGGCATCGATCGGTCTTCGATCCTCGCGACAGCCGGAGGACAAGGGCAGGCGATTCAAGGCGGGGTCCGCGACCTCGCGCAACTCGCCATGTTGCAGTACCTCCAAGGGAGACGCTGATGGCCTACCAGTCGATGGACTTCCCGCAGCTCTTCGCCGTCGCGCAGCAGATGCGCGAGGGCCGCCTCCGCGAGCAACAGGCGCAACAGCAGAACCTCATGATGGGGATGCAGCTCCGAGAGGCCGAGCGCAAGGCGGAGCTCTCGCGCATCCTGCCGAAGGCTCGCGAACTCGCCATGAAGGGGGATCCATCGATGCTACAGCGTCTCGCGCCCGACGAGTGGCGCAAGATGCAGGAGGCCGAGCTCGACATCAAGGCCAAGAAGGCCGGCATCGAGAAGACCACGGGTGAGGTCTCGGAGATGCGGCGCAAGGTTGGAATCGAGAAGGCGACGGCGACTTCGCGCGCCCTCTATGATGCATCGCAGCTCGTGGCGCAGAACCCGCAGGTTTCTGGGATGATTGAGGGCAAGCTCCGAGAGATGGCGAAGCGAGGGGAGATCGACATCTCCGAGGACCAGATCGGAATCGTGACGCCGGAGCGGCTGCAGCAGCTCTCAGCCATGGCCGACAAACGAGCCGAGGGCCTGGCAACTCCCGAGCTTACGCCGGCGCAGAGGGAGATTGCCCCCGAGCTCAGCCCCGCCTATGCGGCGCACCCCGAGCGCGCGTTGACGGACCCACGCTATGCAGCAGCGATGGAGAAGCGGCGCAAGGCTGGCGGTTTCAAAGTGAGCATCGGAACAGGAGAAGAGCTCAAGGGAGCGGCTGAAGCCAAGGCCGTGACAGGTATTGCGGACGCCTACTCGGCCAGCCAGAGACTCAAAGACATCAGGTCTCGCTGGGATACGTCGATGAACGAATTCGGCGCGCAATTCCTCGGAGCAGTCGTCCGAGGTGTTTCTGGATTCCCTTTGATCGGAAGGATCCCATCCGAAGCACGGAAGGACTGGGCGAACAGGCAGAAGTATGTCCAGGGAGCCGTTAGGGATTTGTTCCTCGAATACAAGGTCGAGAAGACAGGGGCTGCCGCAACCGATAAGGAGTTGCAGCGAATCATGGGCGCGACGCTAGAGGAGGGGCAAGACCCTGCGACGTTCCAGGTCAACCTGAACAGGTCCATCCGCGCTCTCGATGTCCGGATGGCGATGTACGGTGAGCTCATCGACCAGGGTGCGCCACGGACGCTCGAAGAGATGCGGTCGTTCCGCGAGAAGATGGGAATCCGTGTTCGCTCGGCCGAGAGAGACGCCGCAACAGAGCGCTTTCGCGAGCTCGAGAAGCAAGGCCTGTCTCAGCCCGACATCCACCAGGCATTGATCCAAGAGGGCTACATCACGAGACCAGAGGTCAAGAGGTAACCCGTGGCCATAAGCGAACAAGAGCTCAACGCCTATCTCGACGCCAACATTGGCAAGGTCGAGGGCGACAAGCCTGTCAAGTCAGATCAGGACGTCGGCGCCATCATCGAGGGATGGCAAGGCGGCTCCGAGCAAGGGTTGACCATCGGCGGCGCCGCGCAGCAAGAGCGCGACGTGACCAAGGCTGCCGAGCTCGGCGGCCCGGACTTCAAGACGGCCGTCTTGTCGTCGCTAGCAAGGACTGACCGAGGGCGCCTCGAGATGATGGCGCAACGTTTCGGCGCCGGGAACGTGCGGCCGGTCTTCGACCGACGAACCGGGCAGATCAAGAACGTCCTCTATCGGGAGACACCTGGCGGGCCCGAGCGACTGTTGAACCCGGAGAACCAGATCAACACCGAAGACGTCCTGGCAATACCGTGGGCGGTCTTGCGCGCCGCTCCTGCCGTCCTCGGTGGAGCTGTGGCCGGGCCCGCAGGGGCCATTGCTGGCGATGTGGCCGGAGAGGTGGCGAGCCAGGCCGTCAGGCACGCCTGGGTGCCGGAGAGTGTGCCGATATCCGAGCGGATGGCCGAGGGAGGGATCAACGTCGGGCTCGGTGCGCTCGGGGAGGGAATTGGAGCCGCGGCGAAGGGAATCGCGAGGGCCGTGAGCCCTGCCAGGAGATTCTCTGAACGGGTGAGGCGAGAGGCGGTGCTATCCGTACCAGAGGGAACCACCGAACGCGAGGCGGCTCGGCTCAAAGCGAGAGGAGAGACCAGGCCGGCGGTCGAGGTCGCAACAGAGAAACTTCGCCCTGGCGGAAAACCGTTGCCGGAGGAATCCGACCTCTACACGGCAGGGCAGGCCTCGAAGAGCACGATCGCTCTCGATAAAGAGAACCTGCTAAGGAGGACCGAGAGATTCGCGCCACGCATCGCGGTGGATGACCAGAGGCGGATGGCGGCCCTGACGGATCAGATCTACGAGCAGGCAGAGAGACTCGGAAAAGGACCTGCGACACGCGCAATCAACGAGAGGACCTCGGCTGAGCTTGGTCAATCCGCGGCGACGGCCACCGAGGCGGCGCTCAAGGTGATGCGGAAGGCCCGAAACAAGGCTTGGGTCGATGGAATGGATGAGGTCATGAGCCAGACCGGCCTTATCCAGGGCTATCCCATGCGAAATCTGGACGCCTTGCGCGAGGAACTGGCTCAGAAGGCTCTGCCTGGCAACTACGGAGGGAAGGCGGAACGCGCTGCACTTGAGTGGATCGACGGGAGGATTGGCGAGCTTCGCAAGATTCGAGGCACCACGCACGCTTCGATTGGCGACATCGCGCGAGACCTCGTCACCCTGACGGAGAAGATCGAATCGAGAAGCACCATCGAAGGCATGGGGGATAGTCCGAGCCAGGCTGTTTTCAAGTCGGTCAAGAACGCCATCAACGCAGACCTCGAGCGCATCGCGTCGAGTCCAGAGATGCAGGCGAGGTCCGAGGCGGCGAAGGCTCTCCAGAACGTCAGAAGGACCTATGCGGAGGACAGCGCGCACATCGACGGCTTTGTGGACGGAGTCGGAGAGACCATCCTCAAGCTGAAGGAAGCAGGGAACCCCGAGGCCATCGCCGGGGTGTTGTTGTCCGGCAACAAAGGCGCATCAAGGGTTGCTGCCTATCTTGGATACCTAGACAAATTCGACAAGCAAGCTGCGAACGGACTTCGCGCAGGCGTGCTGGTCGATGTGGTCAACAAGTCGCGCCCGTCCGCGTCTGCCGCTCTATCCGCGGCTGGAACCGAGGGAGAGGTCGCGGCTGGAGGCATGAGCAGATTCTTGGCCGACAACGACGCCAAGCTTCGGTCCGTCTTCGGGAAGGACCATGCAGCATACCTGGCACTTCGCAGGGTCGCGTCTCTCTCGGACTCCATGGTCGCTCGTGGTCCGATCGTCCAGCCACAGGGAGCGCAGACAACGCCAGTCGCTCAGATGATCAAGGTGGCCACGTCGAAGGTGAAGAACATCCCGGCGCTCGGAGCCGTAATCGCCAAGGCAGACTCGATCCTGACAGGCATTCCAAGCGACAAGAAGCTCTACGAGATGTTGTTCACGCGGGAAGGCCGAGACATCATGTTTGGGCTCATCGACCCGCCGAAGAGAAGCTGGCCTGGCACGGCTGGTCGAGCTCTCTATCGATTCGTCGAGTACATGACGAGAGGCCAACAGGAACAGAATCCCTCGACGATGACTGATGAGGATCTCGCCAGGTACAAGGCCGATACCGAACGAGAGGACATCGAGGCTCTATCCCGTCCTCGTCCTCAGGCCCCCGCGACGAACATCATGCGACAGCTCACACACGAAGAGGTCTCCCCATGACCACTCTATTGACGCCAAAGCAGCGACTCCTCGACAACGCCGGCGCCATCATGCCCGGCGGCAAGGTCTATACCTACGCCACGGGAAGCTCGACCCCGCTCGCCACGTACCAGGACGAGGCTCTCACGGTCGCCAACACGAACCCAGTAGTCGCGGACGCGAACGGGTTCCTCCCGCGAATCTTCGGCGTCAAGGCGACGCTCTACCGGGTGGTCATCAAGACCAGCGCGGACGTGACGATCTACACCGAGGACAACGTCGCCGCAGTGGAGCTCACCACGGCCTCGGTCGCGACCCGCCTCAAACAGCTCGTGGCTTGCCCTCTCGACTACGGAGCCGTGGGGGATGGCGTCGCCAACGATGCGACGGCGCTTCAGGCAGCCATCACGGCCGCTCTTGGCGTGGTGGACCTCGCAGGCAAGACCTACAAGTGCAACTCCACGCTCACGCTAAAGAGCAATCTCGAGGTGCGGAACGGGACGATCGACTTCTCCTCGGCGTCAAACACAGGATTCAGCGCGGCCGGGACAGCGAGCGCTCCCGTGACGCTCACGGCGAGCTCCACCACGAGACTCGGAACTGTGACGACAGCGGCAGCCACAGGATGCGCGGCCGGCCAGCTCGCGCTGCTATCGAGCGGCTTCGCGATGGCGCACGCAAACAACTGCGCAGCCGAGATGAGTAAGATCGACTACGTTGCGACCGGGACCGTGCTCCACCTGGCCGACAGGGTCAGGAACCAGCGAGGATTCCTGACGGGCGACACGGCAATCGTCACACCGATCACACAGCTCCACGACATCACGCTGTCCCGGCTCACGGTCCTGTGCGGTAGCGGTGTTGGCTCGTTCAAGGCCGCGTCGTTCTCCTACTGCGAGCGAATCGCTGTTCGTGATTGCGTCTTTCGGCCCTACGTTGGAGGCACGGACAGCTCGGGTGTGACGTTCTCCGACTGCTACAACTGCCGAGTCGAGGGCTCTCGGTTCTACTCGACAGGAACGGCGGGGGATGGAGCCGACACGCACGGCGTTGTTGTGCTCAAGGCATGCAGAAAGATCACAATCCATGATTGCGACTTCGAGTTCATCGGAGGAGACACGTATGCATTGCTCCATGGCGCGGTGAGGATTGGCGACTGGGGGTCTCAGGGCTCAAGGCACGGACAGTCCTACGAGACCAAGGTCTCGCGATGCACGTTCAACGGGTGTTTCTGGTCGATATCGGTTTGGGCTTGCTGTGATGACACACTCATCACGGGATGCAAAATCAATGACTCTTCATACAACGCAGGCCTTGCAGGGAACAGGATGGGACTGTACCTGCGCGGAGCCTTCTCCGTAGACGTGAGGGATTGCCAATTCGACATAGACACTGGCTATGGTGTCTACTTTTCGGATGCGAATGTCATCACGGCGTTTGTGCCAGTAGTCAACATCTCTGTGACTGACTGCGATATTGACGCACGGAACGCTGGCGCCGCAGGAAACCCATCAATCAGCATCACAGGAAGGGCCGCCGCACCTCTCGCCAAGGTAACACTGAGAAACCTGCAAAGGATATCCAGTGGAATAGCGAGGCCGTACGTAATTATCAATTACGTGTACGACATTGACATCTCAGAGTCGTCAATGTTGAACGTTTCAACGTCGAACGTCTCCGCAGGAAAGGTGCAGAGATGCAAAATCGGTGGATACCTATCGATGCTAACCACCACGAACCTGTGCGTGAATGAATGCACGTTCGATGGTGTCTCTCATGGGGTCTGGCCGGATGAAGGATGCGACAACATCAGGATCTCAAACTGCTCGTTCATTGGAGGCAGTGTGGCCCATGACGCAATCCTATGCGAGCCAGGAGCAGGCTCGGTTGACAACCTGACTGTTTCTGATTGCTACGTCTCTGGGTCATACGCAAGGCCTATCGCAGTCGGGAGCACAAACTACGTCCAGGTAACAGGATGCTACCTGAGTGGTTCTGCGAACGCCGTTCTCAGCGCAGAGCAAGTTCTGGTGGCAAATTGCAACATTCTGTCAACCCTTGAGCTTTCCGGGAACAACTTCTCGGTCACGGGATGCAATCTCGTATCATGCACCTATGCCGGGTCAAGGGCTGCGCTCTGTGGATGCAACTTCGTGAATGGAACGCTCACGCTTACTGGTGCTGTTGGAGTATCAGTGCAGGGCTGCAACTTCTCGTCATCCGGGGCCCACGATGGGATCTCTCTTGGTTCCGGGTGTACAGACATTCAGATTGCATCTTGTTCGTTCACTGGAGGGTCGTCCGCTTACGCAATCAAGCTAAACCCAGCGGCAGGGAGCAACTACCGACACACAATCTCCGGGTGCAACATCTACGGATATCTGCTCGGAGTGTATCTGAATAACACGAGCTATGTCTCAAT